TGTTTACTTAATCTTTTATGGTTAATGTAAGCGGCCGATATTCAAGAGGCCTCGCGGTTGGCCTGATGAAACTTTCAGCTTCACGGCTGAAAGAGGCGACCGTACTTTGAGCATTCGCGCCTTCTGTTTTGTTCCATTGAGGGAATCGACTAGTGATAGCTGCTCTATTCGTTATTGGGTTGTGTAACCTGGTAACTCTAAGGAAATTGCTCCACACACGTTATACTACTTGGGGCGGGTCCCTTTCGATAAAACTTTGTCGCCAACGCTAGTATGCTGTTGCCTGGGGGGACCAGGTTCGCGGGACTGTCTGCGCCCGTGACGTAAGAACGAGTCATTACGGTGGGATGCTCTTGATATGGGTTGAGAACAACTTACTGGCCTAAACTGTTTTAGTCAATGACCAGTAAAGGACACAGGTGGTATTTCACTAATACCAGTAAATAGGGGTTTACAAGCCTAGTGTTAAGTAATTCGAACTGGGCTCTAGTAATAGAGAAATTTTCGTATCCCAGTTTACACGCTGCATTGTGAGTTAGATGTACCTTACGTATATTGAAGCTGTACATCAATCCATAATTGCAGTAGGTCGTGCCTATCGCTATATCCTATAGGCTTGAAGACGAGTGCCTTTAAGTATACGGTTCTATTCCAGCTGTTATGAAAGTTATGAAAATACTTTTAAATTAATGAAATTTAATAAAGTTTATTCTTGGTCTAAACCTAGGAAAAATCGTCAATATAATAATAAATTAGATAGAAGTATATACAGTTCAAATAAGATTGACCAAAATTATTGGGGGTCGCACCAAAATTTCTGGAAATGGGTTAGAACCTTTTCTGACACAACTAATCCTATTAAAATCATTTCTGAAAATGAATCTGTAAATAAATTTGAACAAGAATATGGTCTAAATACACCTGCATGGATTGAAATGAAGGGTTTAAACCGTAAACAATTTGTAGTTGGCATGGTTAAGAAACATTTTCCAAATGTTGAATTCAAAGACTATGACCAAATTATGGAAATGGGTAGTATTGTTTCCGAACTTGGAGACTTCCTTATCGAAATCCAAACATACTACAGTCTTATGTCAGATATTCCCGATTATGCCGATGTTAAAGGATTGTCAGAAAAAGAATGGAAACAGCTCCGTGATTACCGTTCTTTGAAAACTGATAAATTACGTGCAGTTCAACGGCTTAATCAACAGGATAGGGAAGACTGTAGGTTACGTTGTGAAGGTAGGGTCTCAGCAGTAATGAAAGAACTGGATACCTATAAACATAACCCGCTGATACTGATTTTCGATCTAAGGCGTAAGGACTTACCTCTAGACGTAAATCAGCAAATCAGTGCTTATAGTCCAGAAGAAAATAAACTCGAAGTTAAAACAAAATCTGGATCATCAGTTTTAACTCGAACAGGTTTATCGACTTATTTCATTATTCAATATAGAAAGAAACTACTCGAAGTTTATAAAGAAGGGGGAAGCGTAAGGGATTATATCGAAAAGACCAAACTGGACTCATTCAAAGGGGTGAAATCTGTAGGCGTGCCAGGCAGTTTATTTCATATTTTAACGAGCACAGGTCACAATGTTTCGATAAAACCGGATGGTACCCTCCATTCAATTCAAGTATTTACAGATCAAGAGATCAAAGAAAGGGGACTGTACGTTCCAGCCGAGGATACCCAAGGTGGAACCGAAAATGGGTAAGGTCGGAAACCCTTGCCTGGTGGGCAAGAATGTCATCTTGTAGATTCCTCGGTATGCCATATAAGATTAATAGATTCCGACACCCTAAATATCTTATACGTTACAGTGCCTATATTAAAGGTGGAGACATTGTGACGAATGAGGAACTGATCACGACAAGTTACCAAAAAGAGAGGAAGATTTTGGGACATGGTTACTCCCAAAGCCTAATTTCGGTTGTACCTGATCAGTTGGAATACGAGGAAAATGAATTTTTAACTTTCTGTGGTTATTTCCCCAAATCAATGATGTATCGTGCAAGTAAATCAATACCTAATAATCCAGATGTCAGACGAGCTGCAGCATCGTTATTCAGATCTGATCCTGAATTATGTGGTGGAGATAGCTTCGAAAAGATGCTCTTATCGCCAAGACAGATGGTCAGTGGTGGCATTAATACTTCAATTAATCACCTCAAATTGTATTGGTCTCCGATAAGAAATAAGATGAAAGGTGCTGAATACTACATCAATTTACTTGAGCAAGTCAATGAAGACCTCTTTAGACTTCCTCGTCTAAAACTTCCAAGTAAAGAGTTCCTACATTCAGTTAGGGTTAATGAACAAAGTCATCCCGGATTCATGACGAACCTTATGCTCGGACACACCAAAAGGAGCTCACATAGGAAAGTTCTTGTTTTTGCAAAACATTTGTACGAATTAATAAAACACTTTCCTATTAAATGGTGCGGCTTATATGAACTATCGGGTCGCGGTAAAGACATCAAGCTTGATCAGGCTGACTTTTCCCCTGCATTAACGAGGATTATTATGATACCTGAATACACTTTAACCTTGATCGGTAGCATGTTTAGTCAGTTAATTGGTAATTTCCTTAAAGAGGATCCATCTAACATACTCTTTATAGGTAAAGATTTATCTAAATGTGCATCTCATTTAATTGATAAGTCATATCCATTTAACTTTAATTCAGATTGGTCTGCATTCGATTCAAGTATCACTGAAGACTTAATATTGGCTAGTATTGGTATCGTAAGAAGTTGCTTCCCTGATGATAGAGAGGTTGACAGAGTATTTTACTTCTTGGCTTCTTCCCTTATTCATAAATATGTCGTATTTCCAAAGGGTGGAGTCTGGAATATAAAGAAAGGTTTACCAAGTGGACATCCACTAACCTCACTAGTTGAAACCATATGTAACGCTTTAGGATGGATAGATATTATGTACCAAATATGGGGACCAGAGTTTACTAATAAAGTTAAATTCTGGCTTTCTGGTGATGATGCAAGATTCATAACTCACTGGAACCCAGCTTACCTATCCCTAAATAAAGTTATTAATGAACATACTAACTTCATTATTAAGGACAACTTCTATGACAGATTCTCATTCCAATTCCCATATGATCATAGCTATGGTGCTGATTTCCTCAAGAGATACATATCAATCGACG